GATTGCTGGGGCTGTAATGGAACTTGCAACCTTCATTGACAAAGCTCTTAAGGGAACTTTGGTAGAACCCAACAAAGGCAAGATATGGTTGAAGATGGTGTCAGACCTATCTAGCGAGCTAAATAAAAACCTAGAGTGGACTACACCCTGTGGTTTCCATGTGGTACACCAATACTATGAATTAGTTACCAGAAGATCTGTAACTAAACTGTTCAATATGAAAGAACTTTATTTCGGTTATCCCGATAAAGATACTATAGATTATAAACAAGTTAACTTGGCAATATCTCCAAACTACATTCATTCTTTAGATGCCAGTCATATGTGGTGTACTATTAGAAGAATGATATTAAGTGGTATTGATTCCTATAGTATGGTGCATGATAGTTATGGTTGCCATGCTCCATATGTTTCTATGATGAGGGATTTTACAAAAGAAGAGTTTTGTAACATGCACAAAGAACCTCTTTTGTTGAATCTAAAGAATCAAATAGAAAAAATATTGAACATTACTTTACCGGATTTACCTAGTTGTGTTGATTACGATATTTCAGAATCCTTAAAAGCGGAGTACTTATTTCAATGACAAAAAAGAAGATATATAAAATTCAATCTGAGGGAGATATGGAAAGTGTTATTCATGAATTCTATAATCTGAGAAAATCAAAAGCAAAAAAGAAAATTATGGATGTTGTTATCCCTACTCAAAAATTCAGTAATATTCTAATAACAAACCTAAATAACATGTTTTCAAACTACCCCCAAATAATGGGTGATCCTTCAAACTACCACCTAAATATTCATTTAGAAAAGGAAGAATTATGAGTAATGTTCTTGTTATTGGTGACACTCATTTTCCTGCATGTCATCAAGATTACTTTGATTTTATTTGCGATACCCACAAAAAGTATAAATGTAATAAAGTGGTTCACATAGGTGATGTAGTAGATCATCATTGTATTTCTTTTCACAAAAAACATCCTGAAGCCATGGATGCTTCAACAGAATACTTTACAACATTTCAAACTTTACAGCAATGGTATAAAAGATTTCCAAAACTAAATGTTTGTATAGGAAATCATGACGAAAGGGTGGTTCGTTTATGTGCAGATATTGGTATTCCACGTATATATTTAAAGAACTACAATGAAATTTACAAAACTAAAACTTGGAACTGGGATTACAGTTTTATTATTGACAACGTGTTTTACTGTCACGGTACTGGTAGCGGTGGTATGTATCCTGCTTTTAACCAAGTAAAAGCACGTGCAATGTCTTGTGTAATGGGACACCACCACAGTATTGCTGGAATTAATTGGATCGTAGGACCAAACACAAGATACTTTGGAATGGATGTTGGTTCAGGAATAGACAACTCCTATATTGGATTCTCTTATGGTATCAACCACCTAAAGAAACCAATCGTGTCTTGTGGTGTGGTTATTGATGGTAAGTTTCCTTATTTAGAGGTCATGGATTTATAATTTCATTGGAAAATTTAAATGAAAAGTAAAAACAAATTGTTAAATATGGCAAATAAAGCAGCTGATAAGAAAAAATCATTCTTAAAAGATGTAGTTCTTTCTTATAAAATCCCAAAGCTTGTTAAGATTTTATGGGTAGATGCCTATACCATTGGAGGTGAAGAATGGATTGAAAAAGATACAGCTAAGAGTTATGCTAAAGAACCATTACCTCACATGATAACAGTTGGGTTTGTTCTGTATACAGATAATGAACAAGTTGCTCTAACAAATACTATCGGACCTGGTGAAACCGCGCAGATAAACAAAATCCCTAAGCGTATGATCATTAGTATTGAAAGTATCCAGTAGGTTGGGGCTAAAGAAGATTTAATTGTGGCTTATTTCAGAAAGGAAATATTATGAAAAGCAAGAAGCCAAGCAAAAAAGTTCTTAGCAGTAAGTCTAAGAAGACATCTAGCAAATCCAATATGATGAAGAAAGGAGGTTATTAAATTGACAACAACAGAAACTCAACCAGTAGAAACAGAAGTTGGACAAGTTCCATCAATTCGTAGCGATACTGTATGTACATATCTAATTAATATGGCTACAGTCCTAAGTTCAATTGTCGTAGATTTGAATGCACAAGTAGCATCAATTCGTCGGCTTACGCAAACTAATTCTCAGGAAGAAAATTCAAATGACAACAGCAAACTCTAAGTTTAAAAAGTTACCGCAATTTATTACACACACATTGACAACTAAATACAGTAATTTACTAAAGCCTGATGTTGCCTTTGGTGATGGTAGTGCAAATCACAACATTACAATTGTTGTAGATGAAAAGTTTCAATCTATTTTGAATCAGTTGGCTAAGACAACCAACACAAAGAAAATTAATGGTTTAAGAGAGGTAGACGGTGTTATTACATTTAAAGCAAAATCTAAAATTCATGTGGATGATGGTGTGTTCCCTTGTGTCGATTCTTTGGGCAAGGATACAAAGATTGTACCGTTTGGTGGTGACAAAGTTCGTTTAAAGTTGGCACCAGTAATTATTCAACGAGATAACTCTTTATCAATCTATCTGAATGGTATTCAGGTTATTGAAAAGAACTCTACTTTTAGCAGTACAGACTTTACTCCTGTTAAGGATGGTTTTGTAAGTCAAACTACAACCACTGAGAATCAGGAAGACAGTGATATCCCCTTCTAAAACATTGTCTTGGCAATTTAACATCAATCCTGTAGCCGCAAGTAGACCACGGATAAGTAGGTGGGGTGCTTTCTATGTAGGTTCTTATAAAAAGTTCCGAGAAGAAGCAGCTGAAAAAGTTTGGAATACAATCGGAACTAATTTCAAACCACTTACAAACACACTGGCTGTATCTATTGAGTTGTTTGTCAAACAACCCAAGAAGACAGACAGGGAATATCCTAGGCCAGATATTGATAACTTTGCCAAAGCGGTTTTAGACACCATGAATGGAAAGATATGGGAAGATGATACTCAAATCATTTCCCTGTATGTTACCAAGCAATGGGCAGAAAAAAATTCTGAGGGTTACTTTATCTTACAAGTAAACTGTTAACGCTGAAGAGATGGGTGTGATATTTTGTGGGTCTATAAATTTAATAGATTACAATCTATCACACCCTCCTTCAAGGAGGTATATTGACTGATTCTGTGTACATAAAAAAAACTGGATGTCCCCGGTGTCAACAATTTGGTAATGATAATTCAAACGATAACTTAGCTGTTTACTCAGATCATGTTTATTGTTTTAGTTGTGGTTACTATAAAGGAAATAATATGAAAATAGAAGAAAGTGTTATTGAGGTAAAAGATTTTATTCCTTTGAGTGGTTCATTTGGTGATATATCTTTACTTCAAAACGAAAGACAATTAGGTGAAAAAGTTTGTAGATTGTACAACTATCAACTTGCCAAAGTTAATGGTAAGATGGTTCACATTGCAAACTACTACAAGGATGGTAAGTTAGTTGGTCAACACTTACGAGGTCCCGATAAACAATTTGCATGGAAGGGTTCTGCTAGGGGCGTAGAGTTGTTTGGTCAACACCTTTGGAAAACTAATGGTGGTAAGCGTTTAATTATTACTGAGGGTGAGATTGATTGCATGACGGTAAACCAAGTTCTTGGTGGAACATGGGCTGTTGTATCTCTACCCAATGGTGCTGCTTCAGCAGTAAAATCAATCAAGGATAACCTAGAATTTGTCAATAGTTATTCTGAAGTTATCTTGTGTTTTGATATGGATGAAGCTGGTCAAACAGCATCTAGAGATGTTGCAGATATTCTTCCTGCTGGTAAGTGTAAGATTGCAAAGCTGCCATATAAGGATGCCAATGAGTGTCTTATGAACTCTCAATCAAAGACATTGGTAAACTGTTTATGGGAAGCTCAATCGTATTCTCCAGATGAAATCTTACACATCTCTAAGATTGTAAATGACACTCAGAATATCGAAGACATCTGTGTTTATCCATTTCCTTTTCCAAAACTCAGTGAGTTCTTAATTGGTCAACGAAGCGGTGAAATTACTTTATGGGCTAGTGGTACTGGGTCTGGTAAGTCAACAATCCTAAGAGAACTGATTATCAATCACCTTGTGGATGGTCGTAGTGTTGGTTGTATCATGCTTGAGGAAGCACCTCAAGAAACAATGGATGATCTTATATCATTGTTGTTAAACAAACCAGTACGAGCCATTAGAGCTTCTCGTATGATGAATGCTTTACAAGTTAAGATGGGACGAGAAAAAATCAATGTCACTATCTTTGATGATCTTACTGAAGAAGAGTATCAGAAAGCTAAAGATACATTGTGTAAGACAAACCTTTTTATCTATGACCATCTTGGTAACAATGCTATGGCTAATTTACTAGCTCGTATAGAGTTCATGGCTACCTCTTTGATGGTTGATGTTATTATTCTAGATCACATTACAGCAGCAGCAGCTGGTCTTATTGGTGTTAACGAAAAAGATATTGATGGTGGTAACTCTGAACGCATCATTATTGATACTCTTATGAAAGAGTTAAGATCTATTTCGGTTCGTACTGGTGTTCATATAGATATTGTATCCCAACTAAAGAAAACAGATAAAGCGTATGAAGAAGGTGGTAGAGTTACACTACAAGACCTTCGTGGTTCTGGTGCATTATCCTCTGTTCCCAATACTGTAATTGGTTTAGAAAGAGATAGGCAAAATCCCGATGAAAGAAAAGCAAATACTACTCTTGTTAGAGTCTTGAAGAATAGACTGACAGGTAG